TGTTGTAACCCTTACGGGCGGAGCGCTATTACGGGCGTTGGCCCGGGTTAAGCTATTAGTAATCACTGGGGACAACCAGACCCAGCAATCAAGTAGCAAAGTCCCGGACCAACGCGTCGACCGCAAAGGAATGGACGTCGCAATGTTCTGTAGACAAAACGACATTTTCAAACAAAGAAACAAATTCGGACTGAAGGAGCCCGTACCTATAATAAGTAAACGTGTTGAGGTCTTCCAAATGGATCTCCCATTCGGGAGCAACCATGAGCTTAAGCTTGATGTTTTGGAGAGTTACCCCGGCCTCACGTGCAGACCAAGATAACGAATCATCGCCCACAAAACGTAGGGCATGTTTCTCCGCAAGAGCAAGCGGGCACTCATAGTTGAAACGATCAAAGAAGATGTCCCTCAACACGGGAACGAATCGAAATTCATAAGCGTAACCAATTGCCTTAGCAGCAAAATAGGCATGATCGGTTACAGCCTCGTTGGAGTTCGCTCTCACGTTAAAACGGCCAAGTGTTTTTCCTGGTAACGGCATCACTGCTGGGGGAGCATTGATGCGCGGAATAAACACTTTAGAGAGGAACCCGCAGTCGGCGATGTTGCGATGTCGTGAAACCTTTGCAACCATTCGCGCGTCTGCGGCGAGGGAGGTGTAACGCGCAGCTGCGTTACGCTTAAGTCCAGAGACCCTGGCAAGCATGTCGTCACCGAGCAGGAGGGCTCGGCACCTGGTAGCTTTCTCATTAACGAGGAAAGTGTAGAGAATGCACGAGTTCCAGAAAGTATTCCTGAAAGTCGTGTCAGTGCATCCAGTGGGAAGCTGATGCTCGAGTTCTGCTTTAACGCCGTGCTTGGCGTTGCCGACAGTGAATAAATTCGTTTTAGTATGCAAACGAATAAACCACTCAGGGCAACCTAAACGGCGCATCAGCATCATCTCTAAGCGCATCACATCTTGACACTGTTTCATGTCATTAGCACTGAAATCACTCTCTAAATAATCCCCATCAGTGTTAGAAAGAAAAGGAACATATTGTTCCGGTGTACGTTTGTAAGCGACCCGAAATTTGTAGGGGCCGGTCATGTGTTCATAGCAACCATCGAGTCGCCGCATTAACTCTCCGAAAATGGGACCGGAGATTGCGTTATACAAATCTGTGCCTTTGTATATGACTCGTGGTGCCCAGTTGGGCTTGTGGGAAACCAGAAGGGCTTCAACTTTGGTGAAAACTTCCTTGCGGGAGTAATCCTTGACATTCTTCTGACCGAAATCAGACAAAGCTTTTTCCATTCTGGTTTGTTTTTCAAAGCCAAACTTGTTAATCCATGACCGGTACAAAGACTCGGACCACTCAAAAGAAGGTAATTGCTGTGGTGCCAGCTCGTTTATAAGTTTAATGGAATACTTACGGATTCGGTGCGTAGCGGTGGCATTGCTGTGATAATTACACCGTTTACGAAATGCG